GTCTAGAGCAGAAGGCCCCCAGAGATTCACTCCCCCCTCCCCGTCTTCGCATCGTGGTGGGGTTTGCACAGCGATTCCCAGTTGTTTGGATCCCAGAAGAGCTGCATATCGCCACGATGCGGCACGATGTGGTCAACGACCGTGGCTGCCGCGACTCTGCCCTGGCGCTCACACTCGGCGCACAGCGGATGAACTCTCAGCCAGCCCTTGCTGCTCTTCTGCCACCGGTAGCCATAGCCTCGCTGGGTAGACGAGCCTCGATGTTGGTCTCGTCTCTGTGAGTCGTTCTTCTTGTGCTTGTCGCAGTAGCCGCCGCCCTCGACAAGGGCTGGGCAGCCTGGCTGTCTGCATGGAGTGGGCAGCCGTCTTGGCATTACATGGCTCCCCCCAACAAAAAAGGCCGGCACCTCTGCCGACCCTCATTTCCACATACCTGTTGGATTGTAGAAAAATCGTACCCAATTTGGTACCGCATGTCAACATCCTCTCTCAGCAATGCTCTTCTTGCCCTGAGCGGACAGTCACAGTACGTGAAATCGCCGCTATGTCGCGCCTGCTGCAACCCACGTCATCAACGATGCGCTGGTATGAGAAGCCCGCGCTCAGCATGTCCTCGATCCGCTCCGCTTTCGTCCGCTCCCTGCCCATGCCACGCGGTATGTAGGTCGGGATGTGAAGCCTCGGCCACCTGATCGCCCACTCGGCCGAGATCCACGCCACGCCGTCTGCCGCGTACTCCTCGCGCCTGGTACGCTCGAAGCCATCCCAGGGCTGCACGTAAACCCAGTAGAGCGCCGTTGCCCAATTGGCATGCTCATACATGAGCTGACTCAGCAGGTACTCCAGCTCTCTCAGTGGGTAGTGGCCACGCAGGCGCTCGTACTCCACGTTCCACAGTTCGTCCGAGCAGTGCGACAGCTCGCAGGAGTGGCAGACGCCAAGGCAGCGTTCGCCCGTGTCCGGCCTCGGGTCCACTTCGGGGTTCAGGTGCTGCTCGACTATGGGTAGCAGGCTCTCGATGGCCGCCCGGCGTTCTGCGTCAGTCTGCACTAGCGCCTCCTCTGCATTTGCTTCCTCGGCACTTCCCGCATAGTCCTCTCCGTCTCATCCGGCAGCCCCTTGCTCGTCACCCCGAAGTCCACGACCTGCCCGTCCTCGATCCGGACCGCGCAGGCGACCACACCGTCGTGGGCGTGGCCGATGGCCTTGGAGAAGGCTTCTAGGGCGTCGTGGCGACGATCTGGGGCGGTGGTCATGCCGCCACCTCCATGATCCTCTCCCCGATGAACTGAGCCACTTGGGGCACTAGGGCGTTGCCGAGGGCTCCGAGTGGATCGAACACCAGCGATCGGGGTATCCCATCAGCCATTCGATCCACCTGGGGTTCAGATATCCACCATTCCTGCCCTCTCGCATAGCCACAACCTCTTCCAGATTCGGCCCACCATTGACTAGTGAGCGGTCGCAATGGCACTTGACGCGATTCATCAGCGCACGAGGGGTAGGCCAATACGAACACCCTTTCCCGTGTGTGTGGCGCACCCATGGCGCACGCTGATAGCACCGACCATTCCGCATCGTACCCGAGCGCGGCCAAGTCTCCGAGTACGTCTCCCATTCCGGCAGAAAGGAGCCCTGGGACGTTCTCCAACAGAACGAATCGTGGTCGTAGTACGCGAATGATTCGGGCAAACTCAGGCCAGAGCCAACGCTCGTCATTCTGGGCAAGTCGTTTCCCGGCGAGACTGACTGGCTGGCAGGGGAAGCCGCCACAGATGAGCTCAACAGGTTCGAGGATTGCAGGGTCCACCTCCTTGATGTCGCCGTAGCGCGGAACGTCGGGCCAGTGTTTGGCAAGGACTCGCTGACAGTACGAGTCGTTTTCGATCTGCCACCGAACCTGCATCCCCGCCCTCTCCAAACCGAGATCCAGCCCGCCTATGCCGGAGAAGAGCGAGCCGACTTTCATGCCTGCCCGCCCTTCACAATCTGCAACTGGCCGCCGTTGCCGATCCGCGATGGCCCACCGCTCTGCAGCAGCTCCTTGAACGCCGGAGGCAGCAGCGCATCCCTCCTTGCCCTGTCCTGCACCTGGCCGTACATGCGCAGGAAGTGCGCGCGAACCACGTCCACCTCGGTTGTGCTGTTGATCTCCCTCCAGCCGATCAACTCCACCACTCGGGCCGTCTCCGGGCTCATACTCGCGAGCGCCTCAGCCTCGTGGTAGTAGCCGTGCCGGTATATAGCCCCCATGACCTCACCCCAAGCCTCAGCCGCCGTCAGCCCCTCGGGCACTTGGATTAGCGCCGCGTGCTCCCGAATCTCGGATATGGCCGGCGGGAACTTGTTGAGCGAGATATGGCGCCGGACGGCGTTCTGGGCCAGTGGATATTCCAAGTCGCCCAGCATGTCGAACCAGATCCGCACCTTGAGATCGTCCACCTGGAACGACGGGTAGGCGGCGGCAATGACGGCCAACAACTTTGCGGTCTCAGACGGTGACACCTTGGGCCTCCTCTCGTTCCAGTCTCTCCGCGATGGATAGGGCTTGGTTCACATTGCTCCGCATGGTGCGGCGGTTGTCATACGAGCCCTCAAGGATTTTGGGGATGTGCTCCGGCTTCAAGATCCAATCGAAGTCGGCCCGCCAGTCCTTCTGCCTGCCCGCAAGGAAGTCCGACGCCTCCACTCGGGCGAACATCTCGCGTAGGCCCTCAGTCCCCAGCTGCTTGTGGGCCTTGATGAGCCGCTGTTTGCGTGAGTCCTTGAGCACCAGGATTCGGGGTAGGGAAGGGCAGAGCTCGTGGAATGCGTCCACCAGCCCATGCAAGTCCGGTTTGCCGGGCGCGTCGGCGGGTTCCGGCGACGAGAGTCTTTCTTCCTCTATCAGCAATCCTCTATCAGCAATCCTCTTTCCTCTATCCTCAATCAGCCCGAGCGGCAATGACCTTGGTTCGTCCTCAACACAACCATGGTTGTGCTCGCTTGCTGCCATGGTTGTGCTTTTGGTGGGTTTAGGAGTGTCCAACTCGGGCTCTGGTATGACGCTCTCGGATTCATTCTTGTGCGGTTTTTGGTGCTTCGTGAAGTGAACCACCTGGATGTACCGAGCTCCATCGCTCTCATAACGTAGGATCAATCCGTCTTGTTGTAGACGGTCGAGCATGGCGTCCACATCCACCTGGTCACATGGGAAGAGACGAATCTGCAGCTGCCGTGGACGATCCTCGAGGCGCCCCGCTCGGTCGGCTTCGCACCAAAGACCGATGAATAGGAGGCGCTCGGCGAATGACAGACCCACGATGTTCTCGTCAGTGAAGAATGCGGGCTTGATGTTGCGCGCTCTCATGTGCCGCTCTCAGAGCAGCACTGAGCCACAAGCGAATCTCTTTTTGTTTCGGCGGGAGCCGATAGGGTAGAATCAGGCAAGCCGGTCCACCTCCTAGCTAGGTGCTCGGTCAGGCCCCGGTTACCAGCCGGGGCCGTTTTGTTTTCAAAGTCCAGTATACCCATCTCGCCGTGTGGAGTCTCGCTCATGCCTCCCTCCTTCCCGGCCACTCGATCTTCCGCAGCCCCTCCAGATTGCCGACCGGCATTCTTGGCACTCGTGGATCCCCGGGGCAGTAGTGCTCCATGGCCATGCACCACAAGAACCAAGCGTCACAAGCGTTGTTGTCGGCGAACGTATGGCCAGAGCGCATCACCCCGGCCTGGAGCACGTCGTCTTTTGAGGCATTGCCGCGTCCCGTTGCGTACCTTTTCAAATTGGCGGGTGGAATCTCAACATAGGGCGGCCCGTATTCGTCCAGATAGAGACGAACCACGCCGCCGAGTTCCGCTATATCGATCACAGAGCGGCCCTTACTAGCGTAGGAGTAACCCTCAAGTACAACTAGATCCACCATGCTTGATGTACCAGGTAAATCGAGTCGGCAGGCTATCTCGTCTCGTATCCACGAAAGACGCTGCATCCCCCTCAGTTTGCCGGGTTTCAATGTCTCCGCGCTTCCGTCTGAATAGCACACGCCTGGGGCGGTGAGTGACAAATCGAGAGCTAGGATGTTCATGCCTCCTCCTCCACCACGTAACCCCGCTCTTTCCCGTGCCCACAGCAGGCACTGTAGGCACCAGGTATGTAACCCCGGCAGGCGTCATATCCTTCGGGTGTCGGCGACTTGCCACAGCGTGGGCAGGGCCGATCGTCATTGACCGGCTGCCCGTTGTCGTCGTAGTACCACTGTCCCCTGTGACAATGCGCGGCGTGGCCACGGAAGTACGCGTGTACGCTCACGGTTTCACCTCTCGCAGACGAACTATCTGCTTCCGAGCCCGCTTGACGGCGGCGCGGATAGCCTGACGCCGTTCTGTGCGAGGTAGACCAGCGTTCGCCAGTCGGGACTCTTCCTCCACACGGCGAAGAAACTCAGTGGCATCGAACCGTTCACTCTGAGCCTCTTCGGTTAGAGCCTCTAGTTTGGCCTCCCGCTCTTGTTCTTGGCGATAGACGGCTTCATATACGTCACGCATCATTCCACCTCCCGCAGACGGGCAAGGGCAGCATCGAGACCAGCGCCCAAACGCCCGTGGCCGTATTCGAACGCGCCGTACTCTCCGATTATTTCCGCCGCCTCCGCAATCGCCTCCAGTGCGGCTATGCGGGCGGGGAGAGTGGCGGTGGCCCGGTAGAACTTGCCATCGTTGCATTCACCCCAATCGGGGTCAGCGCAGACGGCACCAATGCCGCAACCAAGGCACACCCTCCGCTCCACCCTGAAAACCTCCCTCAGCCTCTCCACCTGCTCACTCAGGGCGGTCATGGGGTCACCGGCTCAGGGTCACAACACCCCGCATCGCAGCACTCAATGCACATGTCGGATTCCCTGTATTCGTCCGGTCCTGCTGCGCGGCAGTACCAGCCCCGGTCATCCCAACCGAGTTCGTTGCCATCACAAGCTATGCCAGCGTTGGGGTATGGGCACACCTTGGGTTGGTCTGCTCGATAGATAACCTTCATGTTGAACGCTCCACATTTTCCGCATTGAGTACCGTGCATTACGCCGATGAGGTATTTGCCTTTTGGGTCAGCCCAGTAGACAACAGTGGTATCCATGTAGTTGAGCCAACGATGGAACCAACGACAACGCCAGTTGCGCGTGTCCTTGTCCTTGAGTCCGGCAGGGTTACCGCTCATTTCCCCTCCCTATCATCACTAGGCTTTTCAGCCGCTAGCTCCCTACCGCACACCGCACATTCGTAGCGGTGATTAGATTGCAGCCCTTGTCCGGCTGGATACCCGTTCATGACATAGTGTGTTTGATCCCATGAATGTCTAATCTCTGCTTGGGGATGATCTGGGCAAACCCATGGAAGAGTCATTTCCCCTCCCTATCATCACGTCCCCACAAACGCCCTATGAGGCCGCAGTGGTGAGCCTCAATCGTGGTGAGTTCTCTCGCTGAAATGGGGCGCCTGGTCGCGCTATCGTCAATCCACCAGGCACATTTATCGCCGATGCACCGTGCTGTTCCCGTCCAATTAGACCCGGCAGAGGCAGCGGCTAGAACGAACATAGGACACTGTTTCATCGCTTCACCGCCAGTCCCGCACGGAAGGTCGCAATCCACAATGCCTTGGGATTCTCATCCCTCCACTCGGTCGCGTTCCTGTACTGCGGTTGAGTGCCATCCTTCCTTATGCGAAGTGGGGGATAGCAAGCATCGAATGTATCTATCTCCACCCACGGAGCCTTCTGCTCCTCGTCGTGCGCGGCTTGAAGGGCAGCAAGGGCGGCGGGGAAATTAGGGTAGTTAGGGAAGAAGTGGACTACTGTCCCATCAGGGCGGGTTGTTGCAATGTAGTTTGCACTGAACACAGTGTCACGGCTCACAAACTCGCCTGGTTTCAGGTCAGGCATTGGTGGCCTCCTTGGGGTTGAGGGCGGTGCGGGGGTCGCATTTGTCAGCTAAGCCGCACTCATGGCAGGACGAAATGAAGCCTGCGCTTGTCCGCTTTATCGGGCACCATCGGTCAACTGCCTGTTCCAGCGCCTCTCTCAGCCTGTCACGCTCGGCCTCGGCCTTCTCCGCACGGGTACGAAGGGCGACGGCATAATCACTTGTGACCGCGTCGGTGATTCTGTCCTTATGGGTACTCAGTGCCTCTGAAAGTTGCTTTACCAGTTCCTCCCGGTCAGCAAGGAGCTTGGGGACGGCAGTACGGGCGGCGGCGATGAATCGCATTTCCGCGATGCGTGTAGAGTAAGGAACCAGGTCCACCCAGACCCCTGGATTGTCATCCCCCATCGGCGCTATGACACGAGCGCAGGGCCATACCTCCCCCGCGACGGATTCTGTACTTTCAAGAATCTGCCACAATCCAGCGGGCAACTTACCGCACAGGCATTCGAGTTTGGTTAGTTCTTCGGGTGTCAAATTCACTTCTCACCCTCTCTCAAGTCGGGGTTGATAGTTTTGGCCGTCTTTGCCCTATTGCGCTCAATGGAGGCGCAGAGCGGGCAAACGCCGTCTGCGCGGATGGGGGTGCTGGGGTGTGTCGGACAACATTCAAGGTGGGCCTTAGGGTTACTCATGGCTATTCATTAGTGACGCAAGGGGCGCTATTGAGATCAAGGTTTTGAGTAGATTCATAGCCTGATCTTCGGTGAAGCCTGCATTAACAAATGACAGAAACGCCTCATGCATAGCGATGGCGGACTCGCTCGTTTTAGAAATAGGATCATCTGGTAGCATCGCAACCTCCTAGAACAACGCCTCTTGAACCTCCGGTTGCCGTGGCTCTACCGGCACTTGAGTCTTCCGCTCCGTCCCCACGTACTCCAGCGTCTCGTCCAGCAGGTTGCTCAGGAACCAGGCCGCTACGTCCTGGCCTGCGTCCTGGTATATCTGCCGCAGGAAGGCGCGGGTGGCGGGGTTGGGGATTAGGTCGGAGAGTGTGCAGGACATTCATCGCTCCGGCCTTTCGTGGTACTCCTTCGGATGCAGCACCGCATTCCGCACGTTCTGAGCCTTAATGAAGGAGTCGTGGAGCTCCTGGCTCATCACCTCGACAGGCCCATACGGATACCGGTCCTCGATGAGTTCACCCTCCCATTGCTCCCATACCAGCAGTGCTTCTCTTTGGGCCTGATTCAGGGCTTGAAGGGCTGGTGCTTCACTCCAGCACCGCGCCCGATGCATGCAGGCCCATAGCCAGTTGTAGAGGCTCTTCATGTCGGCACGAGTCAGCCCATAGCTGTCCATAACGGTCTCTTCGGAGTCGCCTCCCGCGAGCGCACCCAGCACGGAGCTGACGGGCACTCGTGTCCCGTCGAATCGTGGATCACCCCAGCATGTGCCGGGCGTAGCGACGATGCCTTTCACGCGGGGCCAAGGATGACGATTAGGCATGTGCCGCCCCCTCTGGTTCGAGGCCGTTGGCGTGATAGCAATGCCTGCCGTCAGCATCTAGGCAGAAGAAACCTTTGCCTTTGAAAATGAACCGATCGACAGGGCAGTCGTAGTCAGCTTCTCGCGGAGCATTTGCCAGGCCGAGGAAGTAGTCTCCGAGAATCTGTTGAGCGTCGGCGTTGCCCTCAGCATCGAAATACATGTCAGCCGTGAAATGGAACCGTTTCACTTCGCCCCCTTCAACTCGATGCCAGCGGCGGCGACAGGGATGGCTTTACTTGCCCAGCGCCAGCCATACTCCGCCAGGCACTTGCCGCCTCTGAACTGGTCTTGGGTGCAGTCGACGCACGCTTTCAGGCCGCTGTGGTATGGCACGTAGGCGTCGCCTTTGCAAGGGCGGGTGTCGGCGGTCATCGGGCATCCTCTTGCGTTGAGGGAGCATCGGACGTGAATGGACCATCGCCGCGATGACCTGCCCCGTCACAGTTCTTCTCAATCAGGACTTGCCACTGATTGGCCCGCTCGCTTGCATCAAGCGGTCCGTTCTCTCCGAGGAAGGTGTACTGACCCTCGCTGAAGTAGACGTGCCGTCTATCAGATTCGCTGCAGCCGAAACCGCCATAGAGCCGATCCCTAATTAGCTCCGGATTCCACGTTGGCGGCTCACATATCGAGCCGTGAAGCTTCTCGATGATTCCAGCTAGTGCAGCATCTTCACTCATTGAGACGGGAACGCAGAGCCATGCACCCAACAAGCCCTGGGACACACAGTAGATTTCGCTTTCACTCAGTCGCTCGCTCAATTCCCCCTCCTCATATCCACCAGGCTGTCAACGTCCTGATCTCTCTGTGTCTCACACGCCTCGCAGTCCATGTCGTCATAGCCGAGCGGGCATTCATAAACGCCGGTTTCGGGGTCCATGACGGGGGCGTAGCAGCTAGAACGGTATGTCGTCGCCATCTCCGCCCCCGAAATCGATGTCGCTGTAGTCGGCCGGTGGTGCCTCTTCCGGTTCTGGCTCTTGCTTGGCAGTCTCAGGCGCATTCTCGGGTGTTGCCCGGAACACGGTGTCGATCTTGGAGCTGTGATGCAGCTTGCCCTCAGCATCGGTCCAAGGCTCATCTATGACGGTGATCGTGGCCACCTTGCCGATGAACTGGTCGGTATTGATCTTCAGCGCCGATTTGGGCACGGCCCTGCCCAGCGCTTCGATGGTGTTCTTGAGCTTCCATAGCGCCTTGGGGGCCAAGCTCAGAAACATGTCGCTCTTCTGCCCGGCCGTCTCCGGCTCGATGCTCTCCCACGTCCACTTGAGGCCGGGGTAGTTGCTGCCGTCGCGTTGCTCAACAGCCGCCACCTTGGCCCGGTAAGTACCGGGCGCAAGGAAGCTAGAGGAATCAACGTCGGTGAAATCCACGTTTACGACAACCATCAGGCAGCCTCAACTTTCCGCTTGGTTTTCTCGGGGAACATGGCCGCATAGAGTGCGGCGAATGAGAGTTCGATGACGGCCGGCGGATGGATTCCGGCAGGTACGCGAAGCTTGGCCATGCGACCCTTGGCGGGGATGGTCTGCCCGAGATAGCGCGTGTCGCCCTCTTCGTCCTTCTGCGGGCCTGGGCAGTACACCGCAGCGTCTACCCAGCCCAGGAGTTCCACGGCCATGGTCTTGCCGGAGAGAGCGGGCTTGGTTACGGTCCCATCCTCTACCTGCTCCGTCTGGTCCAGGGCGATAAAGACCACGTTCATGGGCAGGTCGCGGAAGGCCCGGCACATCTTGCGCAGCCGGTCGATGGCATAGCCCCAGTCGGATTGACTCATCAAGTCCTCATAGTCCCGCTTGCGGGCCGGGAACTTGCGGACGATATGCTCGTTGAGCTTCTTCTGGCACTCCGTCAGGGAGTCGATCACCACACTCTTGTAGCCGTGGTCACCCTTGCGGAGATAGGCAAACGCCGCTTCCAGGTCCTCCCACTGGTTGATCTCCCACACATCAATGTCCTGGTCCCGGACAGAGAGCAGACCAGACTCAGCAGAGAGGAACAGGACGGATGGGAAGGTGGCCGCGGCCGTGGTCTTGCCACTCCCTGGCGGTCCGTAAAGAACCACCTTGGCGTAGTCAAGCGCCATGTCCTTGGTGCTCTTGATGTTCGGGTTTGGCGCGCTCATGCCGCCACCTCCTGGATCTCCTCGTATTGTTCGCGGGTACGTTCCCGCACGTAGTACGCCTGGCTCTCCAATTCGTCTGAGCGCTCCAGACACAGAGGCTTGTAGGCGCACTGTGAGCAGGTCCGGTCTACGATGCGGAAGCGGAAGCCGTCAGACAGAAACCGCGTGGCGGCGTAGATGCTCTGGCCGATCTCCTCCAGCTCGTCGGCGTTGCGATAGACCGTCTCGCGGACGTGGAAGGTGTCACCCTTGGCTTGGAGAAGCTCGAGCATTTCGGCGTAGTCTGCGGGGTCTTGGCCGCGTTCAAGGAGAGTGGCCAGGTAGACGGCGTGGGTTGTGTCCTGGGCCTTATCCTGGCTCGTGCCGCCCTTTGCCAGCAGCTTGGGCACAACAGGCATCTTCTTGCGGATCACGTTGTAGAGAACGCCCACGGGCATTCCATACTTGGCCACAGCCGCCATGACTGTGGGGCTCGCGGTGCCGCGTTTGATCTGCTGAGTCAGGCCCCAGAGATACCAGCCACACTGTTCGTCCATAGCCAGCAGACCAATTGACGCACTGTCGATGGTCTTCCATGCCTTGTTTTCCAGCAGCCACAATTGCCCATCGATCACCACCAGGCCATCGGCCTTGAATTGGTAGTCGTACCGGGTAGAGGCGTAGCCGTTTGGGCTTATGACCGGCACCCGGCCCTCAAGCTGGGTCGTGATTACGTCGTCGAAGTTGTCATTCTCGCGGGCGAAGTCCACATAGAAGGCCGCGATCTGTTCCAGCACTTCGGCCTTCTCCCGGATGACCTGCCACTCTTCTTCAAACAGCGTGGTCTTGGCTGCTATCCGCTCCGACTCCTTGCGCTCTTCTACCCGCATGGCCGCGAGCATGGTTTCGTAGTTGTAGGCTGGCCAGTCGTTGTACAGCGCGTTCAGACCAGCATCGAAGATCGAGCCTTCCCGGAAACCGGGAGACTTCACGACCGGAGAGAGGCGGCGGTCATAGTTGAGATAACCCTTGTACGGGCAGCGCCTGCGATCTCGCAGCTCGGAGTAGCTGACTACCTTCTTCATGACCACTCACTCCCTCGAAAACAGTTGTGCTTTGACAGTTGCAGTTGCATCGGTTACGCTCCTTTCAGCTTCTACTGCACGCCGCATCCCTAAGCGGCCTCGATGGGCCCGTTGCTGCGGGCCTTTCGTGTCTCTAGGCGGGCTCTGTACTGAGCCACCAGCGCGTTGAACTTCTCGAAGTAGGTCCGCAGGCCGGTAGTGCTCGTCTGCGCGTCCTGGTTCATCGCGTGCTCGGTCAGCATGTGCCGGCCGATGTGTCGCCACTCCTCCGGGCTGATGTGCCCGTCCTTGGCTGCCTCGTGCATGTCGGCCAGCATGTGCTCCGTGTTGGCCAGTTGTTCGTCTGCAAGCACCTGTAGGTCCATCAGTGTGTCGTCGGTGTTGGTTACGGCCTTTGGGTATTGGTCCTGCTGATGCCATGTGTCACCCCCTCTCGTGCATCGCTCTTCTGGCCGCTGCCATCTCGTGCGCGGCCTCTATCTCTGCCTTGATGCGCTTGTCGGCGCAGGCGTAGCAAACGGTGTCCTTGTGGTAGCGATTGAGCCGCTTCCCGCAGTCCTCGCAGACGCGGCCAGCAGCCAGCTTGGCCGGTCCCTTCTCCTTCCAAGGCACCTCAGCAAGCGGCGTGTGGCGGGAGTCGATCATGGCAGCACCGGCCATGTGAACACCCAGCAGAGCAGCGCGAGTGCAGCCAGTGACAGCGCCCACATGCCGATCCGGTCCCAGCGCCAATCCATCGGATGTTTGATGCCGGATTGCTTGGCCTCTTCGAGCGCCCACCAGGCAGTGGTTTTCACCAGTCCTCCCCTCTGTGTAGTTTCAAAGCCGCCCAGACGCCCCAGCCGAGAGCGAGAGCCCAGCCGAGGGCGGCGATTGCGAGTGTGGGGATGAGGCCCATCAGAAGAGCCGTCCATCCGCGAACACCATGTCCTGTTGTGCGAGCCGCAGGCCGCGATCACGACGGAGCAGGGCGAACGCACGGGAACGAATCTGCCCGCGTGCCTGCTGCAGCTCCTCGAGAGTCGCGGCGCGGAAGACGCCGGGGTTGGTCGGCAGGGTGACGATAGGCACGTGGTCTACGGTCACCAGGCGCTCAATCTCAGCCCGGCACTCGCGCTCGGACATGCCCGTGGCACGGGAGAGGGCGGGGATGCTGGTGGCATTGGCGCGGCCGCGCGGGATATGGGAGAGAAGGTTCACAACACCCTCACCCACTCCCGCGGAACCTGCACCCAAACGATGCGACGGTAGCCGTCGGTCTGGTATTCGACCGTGCAGGTGGTCTCAGTCTCGGAGAGGATCGACACGGGGTAGGTGCGCCCCGTGGGAAGTTCTAGGAGCGCCGGTTTCCCGGCGCCCGAGAGAAAGGAGGGCGGCTCGGCTTGAGAAGGAACCGAACCTTGAGCGCGGATATTCTTGGCCTCGCTCTCGCGCCTTACGAGGGCCGGTTGCCCGGCGAGCAGAGCCATGCTGGGCTCAGGGGTATCGGTAGTCATTTGCCCACCACCTTCCCTAGCGGGGTGATCCCCTGCCGAGAGTCGGCATGGCTCGCCTCCCAGCAGTCTATCATGACCCGTATCATCTCGCTGACGGTCCTATGACTGTTGCGGGCAGCGTCAACCAGCGTCTCCATGTAATACGGCGGGAGGCTGATGGAAATGCGGCGCCCTTTTCTTGGTGTGTTTGCCATATCGCCATTGTCCGACACCTGGTCACTTATGTCAAGAACATTGTCATATGATTCATGGCCGCCGGCGCGAAAAAGTTACGCCGGTTTTTGATGCTATTCCCACGGCCCATGGTAAGGTGCTCTTTAGAGCGATTGAGAGGGCGGCATATGGCGAGAGGGAATGCTCAATTTGGGGAGCATGTACGCTGGCTGCGTACAAGGCAGGGGTTCAGTCAAGCGCAGTTGGCATAATCCCCGCATACACCTCCGAGGCTCCCAGCCTCAGAAGAAAGCCGCTTAGTTTCCAGGCCAGGCGGCTTTTTTCTTGCCCCCCCAACGCACAAACCCCCGCCCCGCCACATGGACGGAGCGGGGAAAATCTTTTCTGAATCCCTGTCTAATACCCTTGACAGTCTGTACAGGATGCTATACAATACTCGTATAAGGCAATGCGAGACGAGGGAGGCACGATGGAATACACGGTAGAACAGCTAGAGAGCGTCGGCGGCAAATACTGGCAGGGTGGCAGCAAGCGCCGCGTGTATTTCAACGATCTGTACGAGTTCGCCGGCGTCGAGATGGAGACCTACAGCACCGGCAACATCAGCTCTATGACGGTGAACGGTGAAACGATCTCCAACCGGGCCGCCCGCAAACTCTCCTGCGAGCTGGATCTGATGAAACTCTGGTATGACATGGACGATCACAAATTCCATTGGCAGGCTGAGGACTCTGACCTGGCCCGCGCGATCATCGCCAACATCAAATCCCGAGTGAGCTAGGGGAGTGACCATGACACGCTACGCCTACTACGATGAAAGCGGAATCTGGGAAACCGGCGACAGCCCCGAGGATGCTATTGAGCGGTTTCTATCCGATGCTCGGGCCACCCGCGACGAGATTGAGGGCGAAATGCTGACCGCGCCCATGACCGACCGGCTGACGGCGATGGTAGACAAATATGGGTACAACGTCGCCAGCCCCGATTACAGCTGGCGCATCCTGCCAGACGGAACACTCGATTTGGATACGCTGGATGTTGTTGCTGTCGGTGACATCGCTACCATGTCAGGCTACCCCGTCGCCACCGTCAACCAGTGGCAGCAGCGCGGCCTGCTACCCTCTCCCGCTGCCACCACGTCGGGCGGGAGTGTTTGGTGGCGAGCGGAGATTCAGGCGTGGCTCGAATCCACGGGGAGGATAAAATAGCCCCCGATTCGCCCTATCATCGCGGCCGGTTGGCCAGTGGCAGGCTCGGGGGCAGGGCCTAAGATGGGTACTACTCCTGCACCTCGGGCAATCCCGCGAGGCTGGTGAGCAGGGAGAGGATGCCAGCCACCACGGCCGCACTGGCCACGGTCAGCCAGTCGATATCCGTGATGAGCGCCCCGGCGCCGATCATGGCGATGGCTGCCTGGCATAGAGTTTTCAGCGCCCGGATACCGGCTGCGCTCCACCATTTCTTCGATGCGATCATGCTGATGTACCTCCGTTTGATTCGTGATTGTGGGCCTACGCCCCGCCGTTCCACACCCGAACGATCTTCCCCGCGTAGTCCGGCGATGGGCACCAGGCCGTAGGCCCGTCGCACAAGTCCGCTATGGTCCGCACGTCGTTGTAGTGACTACTCGGGTGCTTGGGGTCCGTCTGGCGCCCACAGAAGCCGTTGATATGGTTGGCGTAGACGTGAGCCGCCAGATGCACCACGTGAGCCCCTGCGCCCGCCCAGGGGGTGTCGAAGCTGTAGAACTTGCCCCAATCGTCACGCAGGCCGCAGAAGTTGTATTGGCTCGCGGCTACCTGTCCGCCGTAGCAGAACGCTCCCGTCTCAAGGAGCGCCTGAGCCCAGAGGATGCGCACGTCCAGGTCGAACCGCGTGGCCCAGACTAGATACGCCTTGGCGATGGCCGTGACTGTGGCCATGTCGTAGGCGCAGTGAGAGGGCACCCGATCCACCAGGGACTTAACCCCAAGGTTAACTACCCCCACCAGCGGCGAATCGAGCGCCAAGGCTACTTTGGGCTGGCCTCCAGTTTGGCCAGCAGGCGGCCCATCATGGTCAGCACGAGGCCCACAGAGGCCGCCTCGTCAATGTCGTGGTCGCTGTTCAACAGCCCGGCCGCCTTGAGCCGTGCGATCTCCGGCGCTGCGGTTTGCTCGCTCACTTTGTCGATTGCCATATCGTCCTCCTGTTGGTTCCAGGCCGCGTACACGGCCGCTTTCACTGAGTCCCACGGAGTTGTGGGGTCGCTCTTCCTGCCGGGTGACACCAGCCGGTGCTCGGTCAGGATGTTTTGCCAGTAGGGTTGTCCGCGATAGGCGGACTGGATTTGCTTAAGGAGCCACACGAGCGCGTCGATCTGCGCTTGCGGGTACGTCTCCCCCGCTCTGTGTTGGATCTCGATGCCGAGCAGGATGTCGGAGACGGTCCCGGTGTGGTCTCCGAGCGATGATTTTCCGGCGTGCCAGCAACACCACGCCTTGCCCGGCTCCCATGGGCAATAGGAGTGGATGGCGCCATCGGCAAAGACGGCGAACTGGACAGAGACCACCACTCCGTCATCGCGCCGGTTCGTGGTGAACAGGCCGTCTAGATACGCTTTCGAGCCGCCCTCTGTGGTATGTAGCAACACGCCCCATGGTTTCATGGGCGTGTGAGCCATCCAGTATTCGCGGCAAGGGCCGCGCGATTCGATCTTCATGGTCACCCCCTTATCAATGCCTGTACCAACGCCCCCAGCCCGAACATGATGAGTGGCACGCCGATCTTGTACGCCAAGTTGTCTGCCGTCGCGGCTGCCCGTTCGAGCCGGTTGGCTATCAGGTCGTCGATCTTCTGCTCTATCCGCTGGAGACTCCCGTTCTGGCGGTTGGTCCAAGCCTCTAGAGCTTCAAACCGAGTATTGCAGGCAGATCTCAGCGCCTCGCATTCTTGATCGTTCATGGCTCAATCCCACGCCAAGTCTTTCCGGTCACAACGTCATCGATCGTTGGATGACTCACTCCGAGCGCCCGAGCGATAGCACGATTGCTTGGCCGATCGGCCTGTTTTGCCATGGATCGAATAGCCCGCACAATGCTTTCGTTCAGCCTCGCCGTATTGCCCCGTCGAGTATTTTCGGTTGGAGTTACAGGCTCAAGATGTTCGGGGTTGATGCAAGCGGGGTTCCGGCATAGATGGTCCAGATGCAGCCCCTCGGGTATAGGCCCATAGGCTTCTTCATAGAACACGCGCATAGCCCGCTGTAATTTGCCATTGACGCGGATGACTCCATAGCCACCGCGGCTCTTGCCCCACTGCCAGTTCCAGCAGCCGGACTCCGCATCCACGACATAGGGCTCAGCCGCACGTGGTGACAGGCACCGATTGTGACCAGAAATGTACTGACTGCCCCGGCCTGGTGTCTGCCCGCATCCGCACTTGCATGTGGCTCGATCGAATCTCGCATCGCAGTCGGCACGCACTTCTGTGCATGGGTCAGTCATGGCGGCTCCTTAGATTGCATGGATTGTCGGGGGTACTACAGAGCTTCCGAACTTATGAACTTAGAGCTGTACAGGCATCCCCGGACTGAGCCGGTGTCGCCGTTGGTGGCACTGCGATACTCCACGGTGTGCCAGCCTTCGCGGCAACGCCCATTCGAGTCCTTGGCGATAAATGGCAGCAAATCGAAGTCGCTCACACTAGTCAGTCCGTTCAGCGCCGTGATCAGGGTGTCGTCCAGGTAGACCCGGACGCCCGCGCTCGGAGCCACGGATTCATGGATGCCGTACGACAGCGTGTGGCTGTGATCGGGCAGGGTGTGAGCGTGAGCCGGGGTCGTATGGGTATGGTCGCTCAGTGTGTGCGAATGGGCAGGCACGGTGTGGGTGTGGTCCGGGGTCGAGTGAGTGTGAGACGGAGTCGAATGGGTGTGCTCCTCGTACCCGTACCGAATGGCGGTGAACAGCCAGTTGCCGTCGCCCGCTGTCGTCTGCTGGACCCTCACCCATAGGTCGCTGCTCATATAGTCCGAGCACAGCGCAGAGTCAA